ATTTTTATAGTTTATATCATCTTTATAAGGATAACGACGGGTTTTTATATTTAACGTATACAAGCGAGAATACATTTGGTTAAAGTCCAAATTCCGGAATACTATATACGTCGCAATTCTTAACATATTTTGTAATGATTTTAGGATTTGTTTTATTCATAATAATATCTTCTGTTTGATAAACATTAAACGCGTTGTCGATATAATAGACAATTCCTTTAATATCTTGTGCCCACACTTCAATTTTATGGGTGCTGGGTTTCACGTCATTAGTTGAATCAATTAACCCGTGAGGTGTTCCTTTAATATGAGTTCCGCAGAAGTCGCATTCTGTTTTTTTTCTTCTTGTGCATTGTTCGTTATTCGAGCGTTTGGCGATACATCTATCGTAAAAAGGAACCACATTTTTAACGCGTTTTCTTTTTACGAAATCTTCTTTACATAACGTGAGTCTTTCATAATCATAAATATACTGGATTAATTGAAGTGTTTTGTCGCAATTAATTATATCCAATTGTGTTGCTTTTTCCTTTATATTTTCTTTTAATAACGAAGTATATTCAGCAATCTTTTTGTTTAAACGTTTTTCCATCTTTAAGTCTATTGTTAAAGTTATCTATTTGTCTAACTTTAATTCAATTTTTTTATATATTAAAGCCGGAATTCAATATTTGGGTATTTTTTTGTAATATTTCCCCTTTTAAATTTTTGAGTTGTGTTTTTAAACATTCGTAATTTTCTATTAGGTCTAACTTCCCAATTTCACAATAATTTTTATCAAATACAACTGCCGGAATATTATATGAGTTTTGGGTTTTTAAATCTAGTATTAGTGGTTTTTCAAATGATACTGAAAGATTAAGTTGTCCTGAAAATCTGTCATATTCAATTTGTTTTTTTGACAATAAATATTTTGATTTATTTATTATACTCATCATATGAGTTGTGCTTAAATTTGTATAAAGAATAACATTTTTTAATATAGATAATTTAGAATAATCACGACCACCTCTTATTATAAAATTAAAAGTATAATTATTATTCATGTTAATAAAATTAATTAAGTCATCATCTATATGTGATTCCGTAAAATAAGTAATCAATGTAACCATATTCTCGTAGATGTCATTTAGTTTAGGGTAAAAAACCGGAAATGTATAGCTTATATTATTTCCGGTTATATATGGGGTAAGACTTAAAAATCTGGTAGATTTACATTGCAATTGTTGTGGTTGGTTTAAATGTAAAATGGATATTATTTTTTCGTGGTCTAAGCATTTATCATCGGATGTTAGTTTAAATATTAAATCGTGTTCATCAACGATTTTTAGTGAAAAATTATTATATATTACTTTAAAATTAAAAAGGGATTTATAATATTGTAAAAATCCGTAATGGTCTGATGTTGAAGAAATATAAATATTAACATTATCATTTTTAAAAATTTCCAATAAAAAAGAAATACATTCTAAATGATAATTGTATTTACCGATAATAGCAACGTTTCTCATTTATATATAAATGGAATAATATTTTGATATTTATCGCAATTGATTAAACTCCCAACACCGATTAAAACTTTACTGGTAGTTGCATTTATAAACAACCGAATATTTGAATAAGCGTGTTATGATATGTTGTTTGGTATAAAAGATAGAGATAACCCATGATGGCCTATCTTAAACCTTTTGGAAAATATGAAGTTTTCTTTAAACTTATCGCTATTTAGATATGTTACCACATTATTTAAATTTATTTTTTGTTTCGGTAATAACAACATTAAATTCCCGCCAAAATAATTTACTGTTCCTAAAAACGCGACCGTTTGGTTTCTAGTTAAATTATAAATATAAATACATTCTTTATCTTTATTATTAGTTACCGTTTTCATATTTCTAGTAGCGCCCCATTTAAACCAGTTTGTTTCATCAAACGTTTTGATTCGTCGTTCCATTAATATAGTTTTATGTTTTAATAGATATTCGTTAATTAGAGGGTTATCCGTTGGAAAATTGTCGACATAAATATATTTGTCTATATTATTATTTCCGTTTAAAACCGAAAGGTTACCGAGTTCATTATGTTTATAGACCTTTTCTTTTCCGCTAACTATGCCTACATAAATATCAAATAAATCTTTAAACATAATGGTATTTTCGTTGAGTTCTTTGCCAAAAGTGATAAGACCGTTATTATTTGTAATGTGTAATAATTTATCGTTATATAAGGTGTTTTTATCGAGTAAATTATTTTTACAGTATCTAAAAATAATAATATCAATAACTGCATTTTCAAACATTTTTTCGTTGTGAGGGTGGTAAATATGCGTGAATGTTCCCTGAGTCATCATTATATTTAATAATTTGGACCCTCTAGATACTTTTAAAAAATCGGCAGGAACAATAAATATAAGTTCACCATTATCATCCAGTAAATCAAAACATTTGTGAATGAATTCAATATATACGTTTCCCGTTGGTTTTTTAATGTAGGGAGGATTACCAATGATTGTTTTATATTTTTTTGAAATAGGTTCCTTTAAAAAGTCGCAATAAATAACGGTATCGGCTTGTATGTCTTCTAATAAAACAAGGCTTGGATCGATTTCATACATATCAAAAGTAATTTGTGGTAGTTTGTTTTTAATATAAACAATTAGGTTACCGTGTCCGATAGAAGGTTCCAGTATATTAGTTGGGTCATTTAGTATAAAAGAAAACATTTTTTCTTTAAGGTCATTATTTGTTGTGAAATATTGTCCTAAATTTTTATTTATTATCATTTATACTATTTTAAAGTCATTTAATTATCGGATATATATCGTATAATTAAATCAATTTTATAATGATGGGTTTGAACCTGGAAGAATGAGTGTTGACAATACTATAAATAAATAGAACGACAGATAAATACCATATGTGTTAGTATCAACCCCATAAAAAGTAAGTATTTTAATTAAACAATAAAAAAACAGTAAAGATATACCTAAAATTGTTATTATTTTGGATGACATATATTTATATAACTATTATTTTTACATTATTAAATATGTTTCATTTTCTTGGAATGTTTCTCCTAATTTGTTTTTATTTAAATAATGATAACTTAACGGCATCTGTTGAGCATAATTTTTTAAAACCCAATAAGGTGTGTTTAATTTATCGATATAAACACTATCGTGTGTATCTGACCAATTCGTGTCGTATTCGGTCGATAGATTTCCTAAAAAAATTGCAAATCGGACGATTCCTCCCTTAATATATTTACCGTGTGAGTTTTCCGTAATTAATGTATTATTATGAAACTCTGGTTTATTCGTTAATGACCATCCGCCTTCTTTAATTGAATTATTATAATCTGTAAAATAATAATGTGTTCCCGCCTCTTCCGTTTTTTTCGTAACACCAAAAACATATGTAAAGTTTAATTTATTATCTGGTTGTCCTGAATATGCCACTACCGGCATTTCATAATTTAAACCGTATTCATCTTTTAAATAAATAAATTCCGGATTATTCATAAAAAACGTGGTTACTGCGTCATCTATTTGTAAATTGCATATATGTTGTTTGTGAATGATTTCGTCCATTAATCCATACCAGATTTTATTTTTCTTGTAAATGTCATAAATATTATTTTCACAATCAGTTGAATCGAAAAATAAGAACAATTCATTATTTTCGAGTAATATTCCTTTGAATATTGCGTTATAATGGCGTTCTGGGTGTTCTTCATTTTTTAATAATTTATTAAAATTTAATAAACCGTAAAGTATAGTTTCGGCATATAATACCGGATTTATTGAACTATTATACTTAAACGTTGGGAAATTAAACACGTCATTAAGTGGGTTTTTATGAAGTAAATACATTAAGAAAGGGTATAATTCGGTGTTTATTATTCTATAAGAACATATATGAATAACCGTATTATTGTCGATGTTTAAATCTGTAATTGGTTGAAGTGAAATATTATAACTTGACCGATTCGTTGGTTGTTGTTCGGCAGTATCCATATTTATTAAATTCGTATGGTTTATTTAAACCTTTAAAAATTAATATTGTTTATTTATCCATTTTACGCTTAATTGTTTCTTTTATTTGTTCTTCACGATTTTCCAAAATATGTTTTGTTAATTCTTCCGCGATTGTGTTATCATTTTTGTAATAATCCTGTATAACCTTCAAAAGGGTTTTACCTGTAATGGGTTTTTTTATCATGCTTTTTTTATAAAGTATTTGTCCTCCGTTTATGTCGACACAATCTATTTTATTATTTTTCATAATAGTTACTAAATCGTCTGTTAATTTTTTTTTGATATTTTTCCTTTTTTTGATTTCGTTGTTTAAGTCTCCAATTTCAGAATCGTTTTTAATCCATTCTTTGATATTTTTAACCAGGTTTTCTTTAGTATCCATATTATTATTTATACTATTCTTTTTTTATTATTCTTTTTTAGTTATTCTTTTTTATTTCGTTTTTTGGTTTTGCGGTATTTAGTTTTGCGGTGTTTGGTTTTAAGTCTTCGGGTTTTACCTCCTATTTTGGAGTCTTCTTGTGTGAGGAGGATATCATCCACATTTCTATAATTTAAAGAACCGAGTCTAAATTTAAATGCATCATTTAATTCTTTTTTCTGGATGTCATTATACTTTGTTAACATTTCCGAATGTTTTTGGTTAAGTTCGTTTTTTATAAAATCCATACTATTTGATAATAGTTGTTTTAATGTTTCGTCATCATAATTAAATAATCGTTTAAAATAATTAATAGACGCAAATGACAAAAATAAAAATTCAAGGTCTTCAATCGATAAATTCTTTAGGGTCTGTGCGGTTCCATAAATTAAAAATGTTCCGGTTTCACTAAATAATTTAATTAATGGTTTTTTATAATTAATGTAATAATTGAGGATACTCTCGTTTAATGGTTCGATGACAATAATCTTATTATTTTCGTAATTATTAAACATCAAGTTTAATAATTGTTCTCCTGGTTTATAATTTAAAAACTTAATATTGGGGTTATCGTTTTTACATAATAACTCAATATTTATTATATTTGAATTTTCGACTAAATTTATGATTGAAATACCGTATATCATATCTACCAAATTTTCGTTAAAGTCTTTTTCTTCAACTAATTCTTCGTAA